CAAAGGTTTAAGATAACTCTTTCTAAGACTGATTTTACAACTAAGTCCTATGATGACATAGAGATATTCCCTCATGTAAGGACTGCTTTTAGAACTTTTACTGATGAGGATGCTACTCCTTCAGTTAAGGGAGGGGAAGCATTTAAAACTGCCAATGGTCAGGCAACAACTATAACGGATTTTGATGACACTTATGACGGACAAGTATTTAGAGTTGTTATTGGTGATGCAAATACTACTATTGATTTTTCTAGCACTAACTTGAAGGGCAATGGTGGTGGTGATTGGAGTCCTGCCGTAAATGATGCTATGACTTGTATCAGCGATGGTACAACTATATGGTGTGATATAAGCGATAATAGTGCGTAAATGGCTAGTATAGGTATGATATTGAAAACCTTGGCATGTCTGCTGAAACTTAAATGCAAGCATACTTTTGATATGGTTGATTTGGAGCAAACCGGCATTCCAGAATTAGAACCACCTGAGACAAGAGGGTATGAAGAATGGGAACGATATTTCACTGCAATATATAAGCATGAATCCGTGACTAGAAGAGTGAAATGGCCTTGTTCAAAATGTGGCAAAGTATTCTATGCCCATTGTGGGTTAGACATTGCACATGAAGGGAATATAGTAAGAAAGAAAAAGGCTTAATGGAACTAACCGATAACGACATAAAACAGTTAAACACCTTTGAGAATTTCCTTAGTTTTCAGCCAACTTGGATATTCAGGGCGTTTATAAACTGCCCCAATAGGGTAATAGGACTATTTACTGGCAATCAGTACGGCAAGACCAACTCTGCCATGTATCAGTATGTTTTAAGGGTATTAGGCGTACATCCTATTCCAGAAAAGAACGTACTTTATTTTGAATGTCCGAATAAGCATTACTACTCGATTAAGACTAGGCCAGAAGATAATGTTTGTACTGAATGTGGAGAAAAGCTAGAGATACATAAGCGCAAGTCTAGGACTTATAGGCTTTGTGCTGAAACACTGCCAGGTGATAAGGGTGATACAGGTAAGGAAGGTACTTCTTCTGAAATAAAGAATACTGTTTATCCTGCACTAAAAACATGGCTACCTTCTATGTTAATTAAGAAGGACATAACATTTAGAAACCCAGCCATGATAGTTAAAGACCCTAATGCAGGGATGGAATTCGGGGATTTGACTTATGAAGGTGGAGACATAATATTTGAGTTTGTATCTTACAATCAGTCTACACAAAGTACAGCAGGAGTACAGCGACTAGGATGTTATTGTGACGAAGAACCGCCAAGTGATTTCTACAAGGAGCAGTTACCACGACTCTTACAGGAGAATGGTGACTTTATAATAGGTCTTACGCCTGCTTCCTATATCTCTTGGACTTATGATGAGATATTTGAAAAGGCAAGCATTTATTATCGCAGTAAAGTAATAGTAGACTACCTTGCTAAAGAAGGGCAGACAGTTAAGCAGATTGAAAAGACTGATTTTAATCTTGACATAGCAGTATTACAGGCCGCAACGGATGACAACCCTACGCTTGACCTTGATGTTATAGATGAGATGTTTAAGCACTATGACGACCCTGATGATATAGCAATTAGACGTTATGGGATATTCAAACAGGTATCAGGTAGGATATTTAAGGATTTTGAGTATAGTACGCACTTTATAAATGGGGAGAAATATTTTCCTGATGGGATTCCTAGAGATGGGTGGGTTCACGCAAGGGGCATAGATTACCATCCACAGACCCCTTGGGCTAGTTCTTCGATGAGCCTGTCACCCACGGATGAGGCATTTGTATGGATTGATTTTAATCCTTCACCTGAGAAGTTGACAACAAAGGAGATAGCAAAGGAAGTGGCTCTCATGGGCAAGGATTACAAGTTTACACTTAATATTATTGACCCGCTTGTTAAGGCAACAAGTGATGGTGGTGTAACCACGCTAGATGACTTTAATGGTGCTTTTTACGAATATAAGCAAGAGAACATAGGTACTGGTGGCTATTGGCAGGTTTGGGATACAAAAGGTGAAAAAGGTAGGGATGCTATAAGGACAAGACTTAAAAACTCTTCTAAAGTTGGAAAACCTTTTAACAACAAGGTAGTTAAGGATGGCAGAACTCAATATCTTCCTACTTTATGGATTCTAGGTAATTGCAAAAATACAGCACAATCTATGAGACAGTGGAGATGGGAAGAATGGGCAGACCCTAAATCCAGAAACACTAAAGATGCGAAGAACAAGCCAATGCAAAAGTGGAGTCATTTCTGTATGGTTATAGAAGCTATATTTAAAGAGCCTGCGTTTAGGGCTAGAGACACTTCATATAGACCACCAGCACCAAGACAACACAATTACTTTAAGGGTAGGGGTAGATAATGGCAAAGAAAAAACAGTCAACGCCAAAGCATAGATTCGATAAGAGAATAGAAGATGCGGTAGCTTCTACTGTAGTTGATAGTGAATATCGAACTGCACAATCCAACAACACTGATGCCAATGATGACTTTGAGGCGTTTGTAGACCTATTCGACTCAGAAAGAACTGAGCGAGAATATGATTGGATGAGTGACATATCTCTACCTGAATTTACTTCTCATATGCTTACTCAATGCTCTATTGACGTAGACCAGTATTTTCAGACTAGGGATTTCGTAGAGGCGTACCTACAAGATGAATCACCAGAAGCAGTAGCACAAGCAAGTGCAGCCAAAGAACTTATAAATAGAACACTCAACCAAAAGCATCTCCATCACTACCAGAAGTATGTAAGGGCTAAGTTGATTAACCACCTTCAGGGTAATGTGTATATAGAATGTTGGTGGGAGCAAGAGACTAAGAGGGGCATTGTAGGCACTGAGACTATTGTTGAAGAACTCGATGTAGATGAGTTTGGCAACCCAATGATAGACTTTGAAGTGCAGATACCTGCGAGGCGTGTATTTGAAGTTGATGTAGAGGATGATATACCAGCAGTAGATAGGTTTAATTATGAAGTATATGACCCCAGAAATGTGTTTACTGACAACCAATATGTTTATTCTCTTCAGGATAAGCAGTATGTAATATTCAGGCTTGAAAGGACTTTAGATGACCTTAAAATAGAGCAAGCCAAGCATGGTTACTTCAACCTTGATGTTGTAGAAGATTTGCAGATAAATGGTGACACGGAAGCTAGGAGAGACACCAAGAAAGATGATAAGACTGTACCTGATAAGACGCCATCTAAGCAGATGGATATTCTTAGGCGTTATGGTAAGTTCTGGACTCTTGTTGATGTAAAAGAAGATGGTAGTGTTAAGGTAAAGCCGGGGCTTGATATAAATGGCGACCCTAAAGATGATGCCGAGCTTCTCGAAGTTCTTATCACTTACGCCTTGGTTGGTAGTAGTAAGGTAATGATAGGTTACCACCTTACTCCTTATCTTGATGCCAATGACCAGCCTTTTAGGCCCATCCTGAGAGGATTATGTTATGTCCACCCAACTAACGATGAAGGGCTTGGCGATGGTAAGTCATCTAGGGAATTACAGGTTGCCATTAATGATACGTTTAATATAAGTAATGATAGGGTTCAGCTTGCCACAATACCTACATTCATAACTAAAAAGTATGCTGTAGATGATAATGACACTTTGTACCTTGAACCTGGGCATAATATAGAGCTGGAAGACCCTAGTGACTTTAAAGAGCTTAAAATATCTGACAATATAGGTGGTGCGCTAAATCAGATAGCCATGCTTACAGGTGCTATGGATAAGGCTACCTCTATATTCCCTTCTACTATGGGAGCGCAGGTAAAGGCATCGACTACTGCTACAGCTATTGCTGGTGCTGAATCTCGTAGTGATATGAGGACTAATTACAAGTCTGTGACATTTGAGCATACAGCCTTATCTGAAATGTATTGGATGATACAGCAAATGACTTATAGGTTTGCCCATGAAGAAACTGCATTTAAGTTGATGGGGGATAAGCTGTTTGATTTCGACCCAAGCAAGGACTACTACTATAAGCCGGTAAGTTCTTCTATTGAATCAGAACAATCCAAGGCTAATAAAATAAGAAGTTATATACAAATACTTGGTTATATTTCTTCTATTCCCCACCCTGATTCTGTTAATCAGATTAATCAGGTACTTACTAAGATATACGAATATATGGGTGATGAGTACGTTAGTTTTGGGAATAGTTTATTGAATCCAAACATACCACTTACACCTCAAGGAGCGCAAGGTGGTAGTCCTGAAGCACTAGGTGGCGGTGGAGCAAGCAATCAGTTTGGTGGCGAGCAATCAGGTGCAGAGCAATTTGTGAGGGAGGCTCAGTTCTAGTGCCATCCTTTAGAGACATATTAGATGCTTACAAAGGCTTTACTGAGGCGGGAGAACTTGCCATATCTTCTACTGCTGAATCTTTGCCACAGGCGATTAGGCAACCACTAGAAGCCGTAGGGAGAGGTGTGGAAGAGTTGTCTATGTCTGGTGCTGATGTATTTATGGGTATGCCACCACAAGTGGGAATATTTGCTGGAAGAAGGGCTTTGGGTTTTGCAAAAGCACCAAATAAGTTCTCTAGTATGGCTGATAAGATGCAAAGGTTTGAGATAGACGATTCTCTTGCAAAAACTACAGGTAAAGCCAAGAGCATTAAGGGTGAACCTTGGAGGGTGGCAGAAACCAAGAGGGTTTTAGGGAAACTAGATGAAGTAATAGACCATCCTGAATTGTATAAGCAATACCCAGAGCTAAAAAACTATAAAGTTGTGATTAATAGATATGGTAGTAAAGGAAATGCCTCTATAGATGATGTCAATAAAGTTATATATGTAGACGGTGTTAAGCCTCGTACTGGTATAACCAATACCGTATTCCATGAAGTCCAACATGCTGTGCAAGACATAGAGGGGTTTGTTAAAGGTGGTAGCCCTGAAGTCGGATTAGGACTTGGTCAAATAAGAAACCCCCAATCGGAAGCAGCTACGAAAGCAATACATATTTTAAAATGGCGAGGCAAGAACGATAAAGCTTTGCAAGCATCTCTTAAAGAGCTAACTCCAGACATAAGAGAATTAGCTGAAGAATGGGCAAAAACAAAAAATATAAATGAATTGAAAAAGTTAAAAGGTAGTATAGATTTTGAAGCTTACCAACGCTTGGCAGGGGAGATAGAGGCTAGGGATGTTGAGGCGAGAATGGCACTTTCTCCACAGCAAAGGCAAGCTATACAGCCTCTTTCATCGGAAGCGGCAATACCATTAGAGCAATTCATAGTAAGATAAGGAGTCAATTTGGATAATTTAACACCGACAGATATAGAGAAGTTTGTTGCTAAAGAAGGTAAAAAGGCACAAAGAACGCTCTCTATTCTAGGAAAGAACGAGCAATTACTAAATGCAATACAGACTCCCATAGGTCAAGAGCTATTAAGCGATGCTCTACAAAACATAGATTGCTTGCTAGAGAAGATAATTGACGAGAAGGCAGATGAGAAAGACAGGGCTGATTACAGAGCATTAAGGACTCTCACTATAAGATGGACTGAAAAGATACACGCTTACCAAGAAGCATTAATGAAGGTGAAAAATGTCTAGCACGGAAGAATACATAGAGATACTTGATAATTTAGATAGTGATGAAGAAATCATTTGTTTTTTAGATGGTATATTCAACGAAGAGGATTGTGTTCCTGTTGACGAAGAACAGATGAAAAGAATAGGCGAACTTGTTAAAGATGTAGAAATTTAATCAACAACAAAAGGGAGGAAGTAAAATGAGTGAAGAAGTTACAACCGAAGCCGTAGAGCCAGAAGTCGCTGTTGAAGCCACTTCGGAAGCTACCGCAGAAGGGGTGACAGAAGAAGTTGTAGAGGTAAGTGCAACCGAAGCTGAAATACCATCTGAGGAAGCACCACAAGCCGTACAACAAGCTCAAGAAGTAGAAGCACCTGTTGAGCCAGAGGATAATGCTGTTCGTTCACAACTTGGTCGCAAGGTCAAGTATATGGAAGACACCATGAATGAAACCCTTGGCAAGCTCGATGCTTTTCTTCAAAGCCAAAGCCAACCACAGTATCAACAACCTCAATATGCGCCACCCGTTCAAGAGGAAGTTGAGGAAGAGTTCTTGACTAACAGGAATGTTGGAAGTGTGATTGAAAACTACATGACTCAGCACCAGAGCCAACAAAGTCAAGAGCAGGCACGGTATGAGAATGATTATGTAAAGATGACTAACAGGCTTGCCTCAGAAGTTGATGAAACTGATTACACTGAAATTAATACTGAAATGATGACAAACTTTAATGTTCGTCATGGCAATGATGCTTCGGCTGATGCTGAAAGAAACTGGTTAAGGGCTGAAAGGGCTGTGCTTAGAAAAAGACAAGCCAATCCTGTCAGGAAAGCACCTCTAAAGCAGGAAAAGCCTTCTGCCCCTCTTGGTGGTGGTAGTGTGCAAAATGCGTCTGCAAAGAAAGTAAAAATGCCTAAATTTGATGATGCCACTCTTGCATATATGAAGAAAACGGGCATGACCGAGGAAAGGGCAGCTAAAATATTGGGAAACGCTCGCTAATTGCCAGCGTATAATATATGAGCAGAAGTAGAGCTAGAAGCAGCCGTAAGATTAAAGGTGAAGCCAGAACCATCCCTCTGAAGGGTAATAGTATTAGGGGCAATGGTGAGGATTCGGGTAAATATTATCGCTGTTGGAATTGTGGCTTTACGGTAGACTCTACCAGAGATTCAATAGGTGGAGAGCATAGTGGGTCTGGTGACAAGCAACTTGATTTCCATGAACCAGCCTTGGGCGCAAAAGATACTTCGGATGAAGTGAATAATCTTTCCGTCTTAGGTGGTGATATAGGACATTTTGAGGTGGCACTAGAAAATGGGTCTGATGGTACGCCTAAAGAAATTAGGCATGACTTTCAATCCAACATAATAGGTGGTTGTCCGATGTGTGGTACTTTTAACTATAAGGGCGACTACAAATAACCAATAATGGAGGTAATTTAAAATGATTTCAGTAGTTCATGGTAGTCCACAGACCGTCTGGGTTCCAGTCGCTGTTGGTGCTACGGTCTACGTTGGAAGTATTGTTGCTGTTGATTTGTCTGCCATTGCAACAAGTGAAGGTCTTGTTGTAAGGGAGCAAGCTGACGGTGCTGCTAATACTACCAATAAAGATAGGCCATATGGTGTAGTAGTTGGTACAAACAGGAAAGAGCCTCTCTTTAGCTCTACTTATAATGCAGAGTACATCACTGATGAGGGTGTTGCTGGCCCTGCTACTAGCTCGGTTGAGTATGTAGGTGTTGAGGGTGCTTGGGCAAAGGGTGAGAAGAGAGCTATGATTCATGTAGCACTTATCACCCCTAATACTGTACTTCGTGCGCCTTTCTACAATGATGCTGTAGGTACTGCTCCTGCTCTTCTGACCGTTTCTGTAGCTACTAGCAATGTTGCAGTTACAACCAACGCTTGTGATGTAGCTGGTGTTGCTGGCCTGGGTTCAATGTATTGGAGAACTGGCCCCAATGCAGGTTCTTACAGGATAACAGACGATAGTAGTGATGTAGATGCTACTTGGGATATCCAGCTTGGTGCATCACCTACTCTCGGCGATACTGCTGTTCGGGTTGGAGTGCGTACTGCTGGTCTGTCTTATGTTCGTCTTGGTGATGATACCGTATGTTCTTACATAAACACTTCTGAAACTGCTGCTACTAACTACGACATTATTCATGTTGTAAGACTTGACCTTAGTGTGGCTGGACGGGAGTATTGTGAGTTTATGTTTGATGGCGACCACTTCGCTAGTGTCAGAGCATAATATAAAGATATAGGAGGATAAATAAAATGGGTGTTCCAATTACATCCTCGCAGCAAGTTAGGCTTCTTCAAGAGAACTTGCGTGAGGTAGGTGAAAAAAGGTACGAAGGAATTAAGTCTATGATTCCTGAAACATTCAGGGTTGTCGATTCCGATAGCGCATGGGAAGAGTTTTACGATGTAGGCTCTCTCCCTGATATTCCTGAATTTAACGGCAAGTTGTCCACGCTTTCTGTGGCTGCTGGCTTTCATAAGATTATAGAGCCAAAGGAATTTGGTGCTAAGGTCAATATCGAAAGGAAGTTGATAGACGATAAGAAGTATGCTGTTCTTGATAACTTTGCAGGGAAGCTTATGGACTCTGCAATGAGAACAAGGGAAAAGGCTGGAGTAAAGCTTTTCTCCAATTCTTTCTCTACTGCTTACGACTTTATGACCAAGAACGAGGAAGGCGTAGCACTATGTTCTAGCTCTCATACCACTAAGTCTGGTGCTTCCACCGCTAATGGTTTTGATAACGCTGGTTCTTCCGCTATTAACAAGGTTTCCATTGCAGCTACTAAAATCCTTATGAAGAAATTTAGGGATGACCAAGCTGAGAGAATACAAGTCTCTGACAACCTTGGGATAGTGGTTCCTGACGAGTTGGTTGATATAGCCAATGAAGTTAATAGCACTCCTAAGTCTATGGACACTGCTGAAGGCAACATAAACACACAGTACAATCAGTACAAGATTATCCCTTATTCACTTCTGGGGGATACTAGTACTACTGACTGGTTTATGGTTGACCTTGACAAGCAGAAGGAAAGTGCTATCTGGCTAGACCGTATCAAGCCTGAAATAAGCTCAACTGTTGATTTCAATACTTACCTGAAGGAAATCTCTGTCTACATGAGACATGCCTATGGTTATATTGATTGGCGTTGGGTTTACGGTCACAACGTATAATTAATCTTTAACTTTGCTGGCTAGGGGGATTGTCTCCCTAGCTGGTAGCTTTAGGGCTACTGGCAAAAAGGAGTATGAAGATGGGAAGGACTAGATATTCAGGCCCAATTAAATCAACTGGTGGATTTGAAGTAGGTGCAGCAGCAGAGGGATTGACGCCTGAAACAAATACAGAGGTTATTTCGCCTGATGGCGTTATAAATAATAGCGTTGTAGTCGCAAGCGGAGCAACCCTAACTGTAACAAAAGCTTTACATGCTAACACTAAGGTTATTGCTTTCGGTACGGCAACAGGAACTACCGTGACTCTTCCTGCCGCTACTGGTACTGGCAATAAGTACACGTTTGTTATCGCTACAACGGCTACATCTAATGCCAATATAATCAAAGTGGCTAATGCTACTGATGTTATGAATGGCAGCTTGAACCTTCAGCAAGATGATGATTCTGATGGTACAAGCAAGACATGGATGGCTGAAGTTGGTGATGATACTATGACTTTTGCTGGCGCTGCCACTACTGGCGGTATTGTTGGCAACAGAATAGAGGTCATTGACTACGCTGCTGGCTTTTTTACATGCACAGCATGGACTATATCTAGTGGTGGTAGTGAAGTTACACCATTTAGTGCAACTGTGTCTTAATTTTATTCGGGTGGGGCTTCGGCCCTGCCCACTTTTTAAACATGATAAAGTTCGCTTAACCGCCAACTTGTTAAGTTCGCTTAACAGCCTAACTTAAAAAATCAAAGGAGAAACAAAGAAATGAAATTTTACGGAGAAGTAGATAAGAATGAAAAAGGTACAAACTCTTCAGAATACCCAGCGTGGTATCTGGAAACACATTTAGATGAATTGAACGAATCAATGAGCCGCAGAGAACGTGGAATAAAAAGGGGAGACATTCCTGTAGACAGTATTCCTTACGAAAGACAAGAACTTGCTAAAGAAAAAGCAAGATTCGATTCAATAATGAATTCAAAGCCAAAACTCGGTGACAAAGAGAAGGATTTTCTAAATAAGAATTACAAGGATTTAAGTAGGAAAATTCAAGCCTCAATGTTCACACGCTCTGATATGATGTTTGGTACTGCTTCCGCACATGAAGAAGCAAGGCGCATGGTAGAACCCGTCATAGAGCTTACCAAGGAACAATTGGAATTGGCTGTTGATATAGAAGTAAAAGTAGTTGGTGAAAAAACAAGTCGCAATGGGGCTTCTAAGTTATTTAAGCTTATAGGCAAGCTTCTTGGTGAACCCACTAACATAGAATGGCTTAGAAAAGATAAGGTTACTTCTGCTGGCAGGCCAAAGCAGACCGTAGCTGCATAAAAGGAGTTAATGGATGGATGGCAAAACAGCTTTATATCGTTTAAGGAATCTTCTTCTTGAAGATGCTAACTCAGCATTTCTGGATGATAGAACTTCTTATGATTTCATTAATGCAGCAGCTAGTGAGTTTGTGCAAAGGACTAAAAGCCTTAAAAGTTCACAAGCAATCACTACTGTAGCAGACCAAAGAGGATACACGCTCAACGCTAACTTTATGGAGTTGTATCTCAAAGATAAACAAAACAAGCTATACCTTCCCTATAATGATGGGAGTTCTAGTTACAGCGAGTTTATCTATTGGAAGGATTATGAGGATTTGATTCTTGAAGACAATATAACGTCTGTTTCCATACCCTCCGGCTTCACCATTATAGATGATGCAACCTTAGACTCTCAGGTGACAGGCACTGCTACAAGCGCAGGAGCGTCATCTGGGGGTCAATCTATCCTAACTGATACTGCTGCTGACTTCTCAGATGTTAGTGCAGGGGATATAGTTCATAATACCACAGATGGCAGTGACGGGGTTGTTTTATCCAAGACATCTTCCACTGTTTTAGTTGTTGCTTTATTTGGTGGGACTGCGAATGATTGGACAGATTCAGATGCTTATGTAATACAACCACAAGGGCGTTTACAGCTTCAAATAGACCCACCATCGTCCACGGCAGGCCACACCCTTACCGTTCATTACGTTCAGCGCCCAAGCCCCGTATATAGCGATTACGGCACTTTTAGGTTTCAGCCTCAACACATGGATGCAATCTTGAAATATGCAGCGTTTAACTATAAATACCGTGACCAAGACCCTAATTACGGTGATGCTTATTATCAGCATTGGGATAGGCAATTAAGAGAAGCAAATCACTCCCTCAATAAGTCTTTCAATAGAAAGCGTCTAAAAGTAAATATGAGAGCTAGAAGATAATGAGAGAAGAAAAGTATGTGCCTTTAAAGATTCCTTTCGACCAAGGCATTAATGAGGTAGATGAACGTGGCTCTCTGCCTACGGGTGCGTTCTCACGTTGTCGAAACATGAGATGGCGCGGTAAAAAGGGCATGGAGCAAAGGCTGGGTCAAGTTAGACACCATACTCTTAACACAGACAATACTAATGAGATTACCTCTCTTTATAGCTTTAGCAAGGGGCGTATAACAGAAAGTGCTTTGTTTGCTCAGTATAGCAATGGAGAAATACGCAAAGCTACTGACAATCCTCCCACTGGAACTACTGGCGAATTTGGTAGTTCTGTGCTGGCTACAAGGTCTGGGGCTTCTCCTTCTTCATGGGCTAGTTTTAACGATTATCTGTTAATGGCTGATAGTGCAGGACAAGCACAGATATATACAGGCGCAGCGCAAAACCCAATCTTATTTAATGTGTATAAGGGGACTGTGGCTATTCCTGATGTTCCAGAGGAAGGGGCTGATTATACACAGGAAGTAATAGATGGAAGGGCATCTACTGTTGCTGTATTAGACAGTCTTAGCACTCTAGCCAACCATGACGCTTTATTTATTGGTTTTGCTGTACCTATGAACAAGATGACGTTTACAATTCCAGCTACCAATGATAATGCTTCTGTTGCTACACTATCTTACAGGAAGAGTGATAGTACCTGGGCTGACACTTCAGCCAGTGATGGAACAGATGTGGCTGGTGACACATTTAAGCAAACAGGCTCTTTCGCTTGGACTCAGCCTTCTGATGAAATCCCGCACTTTGCCTTTGGTGGCAGTTTGTTCTGGTACAGAATAACATTCTCTGCGGCACTTGATGCAGAAGTGGAAGTGTCTGCCATTACAGGTGAGAATACGGCTGGATTTCAAGATATAGTAAATATGTGGGATGGTGCATTGGTAGAACCACCAGAAGCTAGAGTTGAGGTTAGTGCTCCTACCCCTAACGCTTTTTTCACATACAGTTCCCAATCTATAAAGGCTGGGGATATAGTCGGTGGTGGAAGTTATGACTATATTTACTTTAACTCGCAAGACCCATTGTTTGGGTTTTATATGGACGTAAAATTAACGCCCAACGCCACTGCTTCTACGACAATAGACCAAATTGCTTCATGGACGGGAGAAGCATGGACAGCAATGAGTTCTTTGAATGATGGTACTAATGGTGGTGCTAATTCAGGGTATGTGACTTGGGCTAGAAATACAAGCGTTAGGAAGCTAAACTTCCAGAGTTCCAGATACCATTCTTATTGGTATAGAATAAGGTTTGACAAGACATTATCTTCAAATCTTACTTGGGCTGTCCTGAACATGCCTTATTTTGACATAAACAACACCCATTACCCTGTGGCACAAAGTTGTTCCTCTTGGGATAAAAGAGCTTGGTATAGTTTTAATGATAATCATATTTACGGCACTGCAAAGTTCAACCCAACAGGCCTTAATGGTGATGATGCCGTTACGATTGACATAGGTGATAATAGGGCCAATAAAATAATTTGCATGAGAAGGTTTTACAACTTTCTATTGGTGTGGCAAGAAGAGCTTGGTGAAGAAGGTGGTGGGTTTCATATTGTCGAGCCTGGCCTTTCTGTAGCCGAGCAAGTTAACACTGGTGGAAAAGGTTACGACTCGGAAGTTATTTCCGACAGGATTGGCATCTTGAATAGTAAATGTGCCGTAGTTCTTGAAGATGTAGGCATGGGCGACCTTAATATTGACAGGCCAGTAATGAAGGGTGTTTTCTTTATTTCTCGATATGGCGTGTATAAATCAGACGGTAGCTTCCTGAAGAATATATCTGGTGGTATTGGTAATCACTTCGACCCTTCTCGAAGCGAATGTATTAGGGCTGGATATGAAAAGAAACATTTTCTCACTTGGGATTCTACATACAATGTATTAAGAATGGGTCTTGTAAGTGGGTCTAGTGCAACAGAACCAAACAAGTTCTTTATTTACAACCCTGTCCGTGATATATGGGCTGAAGATACACTAGGGCAAAAACTATCTTGCCTTACTGAAGTCGGTGCAGCAAGTGGCGATGTCCCTGTGTTGCAATACGGTGGTGGTCAGGATGGGTTTGTTTATAGAGTTAATACAACTAATGACGATATATCAACCGCCATTGATGGTGATGTAATAATGGAACTCGATTCTGAAAAAAATAGGATTAGACTCACGCAAGAGCTATTAAAATGCAAAGTACAAAGTGCTGGCGATATTTCTAGGTCTGTATCCCAAAATGGTAACACTACTTATGAATATGCAAGGACTATAGACATGACAGCAAGGGTTCCAGGTGAGTCGTATAGGCGTGAGGAGCGATTGACAGACTCTATTGAAGGTGAGCATTTAAGTTTTAGATGGAGGAATAATATAGCTTCACAGTCCATGTATTTGCTTGATGTAGAATTTAGGCTTAAGGAAAAGTTGAACAGATAATGGCTATTAAGCCTTGGACTCAAAAAGACGTTTTAGAACGCAGAAGGTCTACTGAGAAAGATTATCCACCGAAGAGAAAAAAGCATTGGATGGATAGTTTTGAGAGGAGAGAGCAATTCCATGAGGGTACATATAGACCATTTGGGTATCCTGTCTTACCACCAAAGGGCAGCGGATGCAAGGGAAGAGTTTTAAGGCCATTATCTCAGGTAACATGGGAATGTGGCGGGGAACTTCCAAAAACATTCCAGACAAGTGTTTCAGGTGCAGTTGGCAATGTTACATATTCTATGGATCCGTTTTGGTCTGAAGTTAACGAAAACTCTGATTTAGCGGTAATTGACGCAAGCGGTATCATCCAAATCGGAGACGAAGATACTGAGGTTTGCCAAGGCCCTTATCCACCTTGGATAATATATACAGTATGTGATGATTGTGGATGTTCTCATGGAACTATATGGCTGGAGGACTGTTCGGCTGATTGTGACCTTTGCATTGGTGTAGATTGTGATTTGCCAAGCCTAAGTGGGGCAGACACTATAGGGCCAGATACAACAGGGCAATATACTTTAGATGATGCACAGGGAGATGTATCATGGGCAATAAGTGGTAGTGGCTTTTCAATAGACCAGAATGGGTTAGTAACTACTTCTTCTGCTTGTGGGACGGGTGATATAACTGCAACTGATAGTTGCTGTGGAGAGTTTACTAAGAAGATAAGAAGCACTGATGGGATTTGGAATCTTATAAGTCACGAGACAGGCGGTATAGATGGTGTTTGGTGTACATTTAGGGCTGATACTTGTGCTAATGCTCACGGAGCAAGTAGTCCTATACAATCTGATATTATAAATGGACTTAAATATGAGGGTAGGTATCGTTGTATGTCTGGGAGTTGTACCGAGGAGTGTGAGCCTTTTGGGCCAGCCATACCCCCTCATTGGCCTAATGTCTGTGTATTGGCCGAGCCTCCACAAATACAATATGTGCATTATCTTGATATTTTTAATTGGATATGTCCATGAAACAGATAGAGATAATAGTAATGGCTGAGAATGTACAAGAGGTGAAAGATGCTCTGACTGCTAGGGATATTGAAACTAGAAGCATTAAAGACTTAGAGTTTATTGCCAACAACCAAAAACGTGACCATAGCGAGGGATGTTGTGGGCAAGGCAAGAAGTCACCATCAATGTTAAAGAAAGCTAAGAACTATGCTAAGACTATGGCTAGATGGATAAAAGCGGGGAGGCCGATAGTTGAGTTAAGGGAGTTGGCTAGTAGGTTAAGTATTTGTGGAGGCTGTGCTTCACTCAAAGGATATGAATGTACTGAATGTGGATGTCCTATGGACTCCAAAGCCAAGATGAATATAGATAAACTTTGCGAATTAAATAAATGGTAGGAGGATAATATGGCACTTTTTTCACAACCTGGAGGTAGGGCAACGGGGAGGTTTGGAACTTTTGAGAGGGAAGCTGAAGCTAGGAGAAAAGCTGGAATTGCTATAGCTGGCGGTCAAGATAAAGGTCAAGCGCCTGAGTTCAGCTTGGAGCGTGTTAGAGCCTTGTCACAAGAACAAATGTCTCCTCAAATTAGTGCTGTAAGGAGGGCGATTCAAGGCGTTCAGGCTGGTCGTTTTGCCAATCCTCTTGCTAGAAGGGAAGCCATCAGGGGTGCTGTCAGGGGTGGTGGTGAAGCTCTTGCTGGTATTCAAGCCGCAGGCACAAGGCAAGGACTAGCACTTCATCGTACTGAATTTGATGCCCAAATGGCAGAGTTTAGAAGGCAGGAAGAAGAAAGGTTGAGAGAAGAACAGAGGCAGACATTCAGAAGGCGTGATTTGGGTTCTTCGACCTACTTGCCTCCTGGTATGCCTGGAAGTGGTGGTAGACTTAGCCCCTTCACGGGCTTTGCCCCAGCGCCAGCACCTACAATGCCTATTCGCCTTCCAGGTGGTAGCGTAAGCAATAGATTACTTGAAGGGACATCTTTTGCAACTGCCGGTGGTGGTGGAAAGCAATTGGGTGATATTGGCTTTTCATTTGGTAGTGAGCCAATAAATGTTGCACCCACATTCGCACCTGATGATAGGCAACATGAATTACTGACACAATCTTTTGGGAGGACATAATGGCACGAAGAGTATCGACTCCACTGGGAGATAAATTGTCCAACTTGACTGCTGAAGATATAAAGAATTTAGCATTGCTGGGAGTTGGAGGAACAGCACTTCTAGGCGAAAGGCCAGCCATATCTAGGTCAGAAAGAGTGCGTGGGCCATTTCCAACTAAAGTTCTTGGGCCGTTCCCTACTAGAGTCATACCAGAGGAAAGTCAGCTAATTGGAAGAAGTATAGCCCCAGGTGAAACCTCTGAAAGAATACAGGGGCCGTTCCCTACTAGAGTTAAAGGGCCGTTCCCTACTAGAGCTGTCGGGCCATTTGCTAGATATTTCAGGGAAGGAGATGAACAATTTCAACCTACATCGCTACCTCCATCTCTTGAATCACAGCCATCACAGGCACAAGCAGGTGCGCCAGCCCCTCAACAGGAAAGGTTCTATGAATGGTTCGATGAGCAAGGATTGTACGGCCCGAAAGGACAACGCCATGCCACCAATAGGCCAGAAACAATACCACAGGGGGTAGATGTTACGCAAATACCCTTTGAAGCACCTTCCATAGAATCAGACCAAGCCAAGTTATTTCTAAGGGAAAGTGGGGATATTTCTCCTGAAACTATAGCAATGATGGGAAGGGCTAGTGAGACTGATGAGGCAAGGGAAAACAGGATAGTTAGAGAGATAGTAGCAGAAACAGGCAAAAGCCCAGCAGAGGCTCGTCAGGCTTTCAGGTCAGCACGAAGCGAAATATCTGGAGAACCTCTAGCCCCTCCAATAATGTCTTTTGAGGAAAAGACTGCCACTAGGAATCAGATTGCTCAAAATGCACAGAGGATGCTTAATAGTACCCAAGATGTTAATGAGAGGAATCAGATTATATCTGAATTTAATCAGACATTAAAAATGCACGGGCTAGATAAGATTGAAAAGCCAAAGGCAGAAAAGGTAGGCACTCCTAGTGCATTAGCAAAACTCATCAATGAGAGGGCAGCACTGAAAGCCGCAGGGGTACCTGACGACGACTCTAGAATAAAGGCTTATGATAGTAAAATATCTGGTACTGATATTGACATTGAAGGGTTAACCCAAGACGAGATTGACGTTTTCGGAGTACTCTTAGCCACTACTGGGAAAATGGCAAATGTCGGAAGAGGAAAGCTGGCCTCAAAGGTGCGGATAGCAATAGCTAAAAGCGCAGCTGGGCATGCTCTCAGGGACGACCCCGATGCTCCATCAGAGATACCTGGTAAAACACCTATGGAAGCCGCCTTTGAAGGAATGATTGGCCCCCAAGCTGATACTAGGTCTATTCAGATTGCTCAAAATTTCCTTGAAAAGCAGATAGGAGCGATGGGTAGTTTTGTAACCAATATAGAATTTCAAGTGGATAAGGTTAAAGAATTATCAAAAGACCTTAAAACATTCGATGTTCGTATACTCAACTTGCCGCTTCGTGCTGTAAGAGGGCGTATCAAGGGAAGCCCACTACAAGCCAAATATGATTTATATTTAACTGAAATTGAAAATGAAATAGGTAAGTTAGCCAGTGGTTCTTCAGCATCTATTGCTGAACTTTCCGTGGGCGCACAAGAAAGATGGGCAAAGATACATGATAAGAATTTAAGCGTAAAAGACATGATTTCTCTATTAGAAGAGACATCAAATGCCGCAAGGATGAGGGAGCTGAGTGTCCAGCAACAATTGGATAAAACTAGGACAAAGATGAGGACAAGAGGTGGATTGACAGCACCAACAACTGGAAGTAAATTTAAAATAATCTCGGTGGAATAGCATGCCTACCTATACAGTAGAATCCCCAACGGGGCAGAGAATAAAATTTGATTGGACTGATGTGAACCCTCCTACCGATGTAGACATGGAAGAGATATTTGCACAAGCAGGTGGAGGGCAGGAACAGCCCCTTTTGGAGGGGCAAGAAGCTAGGAGGGCCGCATTACCAGAAGCTCCATTAACCGCAGGGGAAGTAGCTGGTGGTGCAGTAGAATCATTTGTCCCTAGTGGTATTGAAGCCGCTCAAGCCATAGGCGAAGCAGTACTACATCCTGTCGAAACAGTTAAGGGCATCACTCAAGTTATCAGGGGTGCAGGCGGTAAAGCAAGTGAAGCCTTTTTAGGAGCCTTGGGTGTGCAAGCACCAGATATTGAAAGTGCGACACCAGAGGTTAGACAAGCCCTTGAGCAATCGGAAGAAGAAAAAGCGAGTTTTAGTGCTGTGGCTGATTTCTTCAAACAGAGATATGGGGGCATAGAAGAAGCAAAGCGCACTATTGCCACTGACCCCGTTGGGTTCATGGCAGACCTATCTTTATTGTTGAGGGGTGGCGGTGGCATTGCAGGTAAAATTCCAAAGGCAGGCAAGGTAGCCGAGACACTCCGGCAAGTTGGCAGGGCGGTAGAGCCAGTTAGGGCTGTGGCAGAAACCATTAAATTGCCATTGAAGGGTGCTGGAGTTGTAGCTGAAACCGTAGCTAAGGTTCCATTTAAGGGAGCCATCCCTAAAGTAGTGGGAGGCTTATCGCCAGAAAGATTAGCCGAGACTTTATTCCAGAGTGCTTTCAAAATGTCTAAAAAACTATCCCCTAGCGAGAGAGCGACCTTAACAAAAATAGGCATTAGAGATAAAATATTCCCGACACAACATGCTTTGGATGTTGTAGATAGAAAGATTAGCATCCTTGATAAGAAAGTAAGCAGGGCTATTTCTAGGAGTAGTAGGAAGTTCGATGATGTGTCGGCAAACGAAGTAATCAAAAGCCTTGATGAACTAGAAACATTTTACAAGAATCAAGCCGTAGGTGGCCCTAAAGCACTAGAGACAATTCGAGAGATAAAGGAAACATTCGTTAAGGAGAGAGGGCAACGTATCCCGATTGCTAAGGCACAAAAAATAAAGCAAGCAACACAGCAAAGACTAAGAAAAGACTTTGGGGAAATGAAAACGCTTCAGAAAGAAGCACAGAAGGGGTTGTCTCATGGTTTGAGGGAGGAAATAGCAAAGATAGTTCCAGAAGCAGCTACTCTAAACAAAGAACTCGCCTCTTATATCCGATTCCAGGAAGCACTTGAATCTGCGGTAGCTAGCATGCAAAACAAGGACATTCTTAGCTTGGGGCAAAAAGTAGTTATTTCTGGTGCAGGACAGGGGCCATTATTCAAGATAACTGCTGGATTACTTGATGTGCCTAAAGTTAAGATAGCACTAGCTGTGGCATTAAGTGAGTCAACTAAAATCTCTAAAGTAGAATGGGTTAAAAGATTAGGGGCACTTAAAGAGCCTGCATTCCAAGCAGGCAGAATACAACAACAAACGGGAGAAAGATGATGCCAAAAGGAATTGGATACAAAGGAACAAAGAAACCAAAGAAATCACCAAAGAAACCAAAGAGGGTAGCAAAGGCAAAATCCACCAAGCTCATAAATGGTGCTAAGAAATTCACAGCGAAGGGGTAGGTAATGCCAGATATTCACGGATTAAAAGAAATGTTAAACCAAGACGTACAACTACCATTTATGTTAGGCATGGTGGCAAGAGCCAGAACTCTTGTTATTGACAAGCCCATTATAACACTTATGGTATTGCTTCTTACAACTTCTATTACTGGCGGGGTTGCTATGTATAGATTGGGTGAAGCAGAAAAGACAATATCTAGGCTTATTGACAAGGTAGAGATTTTAACATTATCTAATAATTCATTAGTTGCTAAAGTGGAATATTTAACTGACAGCTTCGATAGACACTTAACTGGACATCCAGTAGCAATAGTAAAATAAAATAGAAAGGAGAAAATATCATGGGTAGTATACTAGCAGGAATCACTAAATCTTTAATCGCTACATTTCTAACTGAAAAAGTAATAATAAAGCTGATGTTGGAATTGGCAATTTACTTGGCTAATAAATCCAGCAATACTCTGGATAATAAGTTGGTCAAGATACTTGAAGATGCTTATAATAGGAAGTAAATGGGTTGCCCCTCTTAATCGAGGGGCTTTTCATATCCATCTATCTGCTCTTTTTTAAACGGCTTCCTGTTGCCCTTCTTGCACCATATATCTATTTTTCTAAATCCACAAAACTCCACACAACCACACGAATAGTATTCTCCTTGTGGTCTATTTTGATACACAAAAGGGTCTGCCTCGGTTATAAATGGTTGACCACAATTATCACATTCCTTATATGCCATATTTCCTCCATTATACCCTTATCGCCCCAAATCCCGCCCCCACCTTGTTTTGGTATATAATCAATAGTAGGGCAAGGCTAGTCGCTTAAATACGCCTTGTGGTTAATCCTCGTTAGCTGTTTTTGAGTCAATTGGCAATTCCTTCTTCAGTCTCCTAAGTTTTTCTTTTACCGCTTTCATTTCCTCCTCTGCCTCCCTTTTTTGCTTATGAGAATCCTCAATATCCCTAAAGTCTGAAAGTTTAGCTTCCATCCTGTTTGCCATTGATTGCATTTCCTCTATGAGTCCATGAAGATATGAGTAGTTTCTGGTTTCATTGCGCTTTCTCATTTCTTCTAGTACATCACGTGCTGTTCTATTAGGCCAACTCATCATGCCACCTCCTTTAGTTTTGACTTTTCGCTGTTTATTTCCGCAATACACCCTTAATTGTCTAAATAGGCCGCATTATGTCGGCCTATTAAACAGTTCTAAGGCTCTTTATATTTATTAATTGTAAGCAGTCCTACACAAATTGAAAACACTATACATTCTGTCCATGTCAATATAGGTAAACGATGTTCTAAGTGTATTAGTATGTAGTTTGAGAAAACCCATAATATTGTGGCGTTTACAATCTGCATAAAAACATCATAAATTATTCTTTTAATATAGTTTTTCATTTTCTCCTTTCTCCCAGCCCGCCTTAGAACCAGCGGGTCAACGCGACGCCTAACGGCGTCTTTCACTTCGTAGGGTGCGCTTTACAGGCGCGTGTTACCCTTGTCGTTAGAACCCTTCTAGTTTCATAGACTGGCAGGCATCAATATCTTTCTCCAAATAAGCTAGGCAGGTTTTTAGTTGCTCATATTCAAGTACAATCTCAGTACCATCAACATATTTTAGCACTTGAATTGTCAGCGCCACGCCAACTGCCATTTTGCCGTCCTTAGTTTTCAGCATACATTGGCTTTGTTCTATTATGGCTTCGTCATCAAACCACAAGGGTTCTAACCCGTCCTTCAACGCTGGACTTTTTACCACGGTGCCTGTTTTTTCTGCTGGTTCTATATCATCATCTTCTGCCCATGCCATCTGTTTTCTCCTTGGGCCAAAAGCCCGTTAAGTCAATTGTTATATTTTTATTCGCAAAATATACAATAGCAATCGTCAGGATGCGGAAGGCTCTTTGATGCCTCAAGTTTAACTATATCCAGCAACCTATCTATCATCTCAACAGCATAGCAAGCATCATCATTTGAACTCATTCTTATGTGCGAGTCCTCTATCTCCTGCTCAAACTCTTCTATAACATTCTTCTTTCCCATCTCACTCCTCCTTTCTTTTAGCGAAAAATATAACCCCACAATGAAGCGGATTGGCTAATTAGCGTTTTCTTTTTTAATTGGCTCCGCTGTTTTGCCACAACTAGGGCAATCTAGCCTCCCAATGTTACATTTGGCTATCCATTCTTTCCCCCATTCTTTGCCGCATTCCTGGCAAACCATCTCCTTGTCCATCCATTCTGGTCGATAATCGTCTAGTTTTATTATATTCGCCAACAGCTTATCTCCTTCGTTAAGTTGCCCCACATATCGGGCAATCTCCCGGCAAATGGGCCTCATCACACTCCCTGGCCGCTTCGATAGTCGCTGAATAATATGGGGTGTCATCTAGCAATTCACAAGGTATGCCGTTATAGTGCACCACTGTCCCCCTCGGAAAACTTGTGGGCAACCTAACCCGGTCATTCAACTTGGACTTGTTATTACTCGGTTCTTTTTTTATAAGATATTGTGCTAACCATTGTGGCATCAACTTCCCTTCCTCCTTTCCAGTTATTCCAATTTCTCGAATAACTCATTAGTCATTATCGTGCGGTTAGAAAACTCTCTTTCTGGAAGAGGCTATCCCTATTAAGATAGCTCCAGCCAATATAGTGCCAAGACCTTCCTGCCAAGTCCGAGTCACAAATGCCACTAAAGACCACCCAATTAAAGCAAAACCAATTTGTTCCATTTTGTCCTCCGTAAGATAAAAGTTTTATATCATTCAAACACAAATGGATTAATAAACCCCTTCACATTATCCCGTGTATTCCAAGGTCGTACTTTAATGTAAGCATCCTGCTCTATAGCTTTGCTTTCATCGGTTGTCCTAGAGCCACCACCTGAAGCACCCATGCACAACTTAGGCGTTATGGCATACTCTGCATGGATAATCCTATCACCACTTTTATTTGTCCAGAACACCAGGCAGCCAGCAAACGGGTGCGGCACTGTCCTCTTTCCCTCTAGTCTATCCCATAGCCCTTGTGCTGTCCAATCACCCTTTCTAGGCAGAATCCCAACTGACTTTAATATCTCTATACAGAAACCAGAACAATCAAATCCAGCAACAGGGTTATCTCCCCCCCAGAGATAGGGCTTTCCGTACATGCTCCACGCAACTTTATTGGCAATTTCTACTTTAGTCATTACTTCTTCCTCCTTGTGTTTATATAAGTGATTTATATTGTTGAGATTTATGACATTCGCAAGTAGCGTCCACTATCACACCAGCATCCTCCCACCACCCCGTTTGGTAAGAAAGAACATTATTCCAAGACCAATCGTGCTTGTCCTGCTGTTGTCCACATTTTTTACAGAATCTTCTAAATGGATTTCTGCTATATTCAAATATATCCTCCCCCCATATTGCTTCCGCTATCCAAGTGGATATATAGGCAAGAACAATAAGACACAAAGGTATAATTATCAATCCTGAAAGCACAGCCTCCATATCTACTCCACCTCCTTTAAAAAAGCAATAATGGCATCAGAAAACTTAGGCGGGTCAATCATGCTAGAACAGATCAATGGCATCAGAGGGAAGCCGACCAATACAAATTCTATCCGACCATGCTTATTTAAAAAGCCCTTCCACCATGCTTGCTCTATAGCCCACTCCCAAATAGCACCAAAGTGTTCCCAGGCTATGCCAAGGTTATCACTGTGACAACCATCTAGTGAGAATTGTATATGTTTAGGTATTTTCATTTTTCCCCTCCTTTGGCTTTAATAATCTATTTGCAATTGACTTTTTGATTGCACTGTTTAGATAAGCCTTCTCGCGGATATTAAAAGCATCGTTACCATTTAGTTCTATGCTAGTCATACCATTTGCTGTCCATATTCTAATATCTTTACTTGTCACATTTACATATTCATACTGCGTTTGCACCCAATCGTGCGGGTTATCTATCATTTGCTTTGCTATATCTTTGCAACCCTCTGATATTTTACAAAACATCACAAGCCTCCTTTCTTCAAGGCCAACTCTCTTTTAGCAAACCATATTATCTTATTAAGGTCACGCATTTCATCAGAATGGCTACATTCACCCATGCGGTAGCAAGCCTTGAATATATTACCTATAGAGAAGTTCATCTCTCTGTATTCTATCAGGTCTTGCAACTCAGTAGCTTTGGGTGGCAATTCATATTGTGAAGGCGTAGACCCACCATTAGCTTCATCATCCTTCTTTACTGGCATTACATCATAAGGATAATCAGTAGTGGGGCCATTCCATGTTCTGCAATTTGGGTTAGTACATAGCCACCTTTGACCATCTATGGTAGCTTCTACTATGGTTTTGCTGTTATGGACTTTGCGGCATTGTTTACATACAATCATAATTCCTCCTTAATCTTACACACATTTCTTTGGCTTGGGTTTTCATAATTTCATCTATTTTGGCTCCATATTTTTTAGAGCCATATCTTCCAGTCAAATAGTTTTTAACTGTAGGGCGTGAACATCCCACCATTTCTGCTATCGTATAAGTAGACAGCTTAGAATACTTTCTGGTTTTAGGCTTAGTAAATGATCGCCTGTTAAGTTGTTGCTGTGACGCAGTAACCCATCTACAGTTTCCCGGGGTGTAATCCCCATCATTATCTATTCTGTCAATTGAATGCTTTAATGAAGGCCTATCCCCGACATCTTTAATAAAGTCGGCACAGCTATCTATCCACCTTTGGCAAATAGAAATACCCCTTCCTCCGTAATTATGATAGTCTTTAGCTTTA